GACTCTTTCTATGTTCAAAGATTCTTTGAAACGCCTTACTGGCTTTCTTAAATCGGCGAACTCGTTAAAAAAGTCTGCACTACGTTATGCACTCAATCCTAAGAAGTTTGCGAATGACTTTCTCGCATTCAAATTCGGTGTTGAGCCCCTCATTGGTGATGTCAAGGGAATCTCTGAGCAACTTGCCCAGATGTTTCTTGAGACTGAATCTGATGACTTGTATATCGTAGTACGTTCCAACACGACCAAGTTCGTATCGATAAATCGACTCGGCTTGGAAGTGAAAGGTCGTTTGGTATCTTCATTGGTTTGGAAATATAAAATCCTTCCCAATTCAGATGCAGCACGGGCTTTACAGAGTATTGGGGGATTAAATATCTCCGAAACACTCTTTGAAGTCGCGCCTTGGTCCTTTGTACTTGACTGGCTAATTCCCGTCTCTAAATACCTGGAAGCTATGTCAGCTGATGTTGGGCTGGCATGGAAATCAGGGACTAAGACCGAGAGTTTTGTTGGAAAGGTACTTGTTGGGCCAAACCTCGGTTACGAGGTACACCGAACGAGGCCGCCGTTTGTAGATGGCGAAATCGTTCATGAAGCTATTCAGACCTTGAGTTCTGGGATAATGGATGTTGATATCATTAAGCGAGAAGTTCTTTCAGAACCTCGAGCTGCTGATGTCCTCACCGTAGAATCCCCGTTCTCTTGGACTCATGGCTTCGAAGCCCTCGCACTTATTGTGCAGAGGTTCCGTTAATTCATCAAGGAGTATGAACAATGTCCGCAATAGCGCCCGTTGTCCTTATTGACAGCCTCGCTGCCAATCGCACGTATGTTCCCGCTGGCGTTAACGCCAACGGGGTCGCTAAGTATGTCGATCGTCTTACGAATGGTGACGTAATGGCCGGGGCTTCTGTCCTGACCCTTTCCGTTGCCCTTCCGACGAAGACATCCAAAACGACCAAAGTCCGTGCACGCCTGGTTCTGCCCGAGTTGGACGCCTTCAATGAAGTCGACTACACGAACAGTCTGGACGTTACTTTCACGATGGCTGAGAAGTGCCTCCATATTGATCGCGAGCATCTGCTCGCGCTCACTGTGGATCTGCTCAACAAAGCCCTCTTCGGCGAAATGGTCGAAGATTACGAGCCCGTCTACGGCTAACATTAGTTAACCAGTAACGAGTTCTCACGTGAAGGAGATTGGTTATGCAAAAGCAAACCAGTAAGGGAATGAACCATAGTTCATCCCGCGAGATTCTCAGATCTACTCGAGAATTTCGACTGCCCGAGACTGAATATCGGTCTCTAGTTGGAAGTTTCTATGAGTCTCTCGGCACGCCTGTCGCTCTTTCCTGCTTTCTCCTTTGGGAGAACGGGGAAGATCGCCAGATAGCCGAAAAGGATATCGACCCAGAAAATTACCTGGATTCGGAGTCCTTCCGAGATGACTTTGCCGCTATTTCTTTCTTAAGAAAAAACTCGTCTCTCAAGACGGGAATTGACCTTCGAAAGGTAGCAATCGACAGCTTTTTACAAGCTGAAGAGAAATGCAGAGTCACGAATATCGCTTTAGGTTCCAAACTCCTCACCGTCCTTAATCAAGACGGTGACTGGTATGTGCTTAATGCACTTATCAGAAAAATCGAGAGAATCTTAAGCGAATTTCCCATAGAACAAATCCCTTCTATTCCCATAGAAGAGATCTTCGAACGAAGCGGTTGGGGTCCTGGGTCAACTACCTTGATTAAAGGTTTTGATACTAGTGCCTCACGAAAGTTTGACGACGAGTGTGAAATTACACCCGCCGCGTACGACCTGTTCCTCCCTGCTTTAAAGGTTGCCTATCCCACATGGGAAAAGCTTAAAAGTCCTAAGGTAGTAGCAGGTAACTCTATTGTCACAGTACCTAAGAATGCCAAAACTGACCGAACGATAGCAATTGAACCTGGTTTAAATACCTGGATTCAACTTGGTATTGGAAAAGTCATTCGAGACAAACTTAGGCGCATTGGCTATAATCTTAACAGTGACTTTAAGAACCGTCAAGGCGCCCAAATTGGGAGCCGTGATAATTCCTTAGCCACTGTCGATTTTAAGGCTGCTTCAGATACAATTTCCATAGAGTTGGTGAGATTACTCTTACCACCTCGCTGGTTTTTGCTTCTGGATTCTGCCCGTAGCCACACATTTACCTTAGATAATAAGGTCCATAGGTCTGAGAAATTCAGTACTATGGGTAACGGTTTTACTTTCGAACTTGAAAGTCTCATCTTCTTAACTATTGGCCTCGCTGTTTGCGAGTACTTAGGTGAAGATGATGCTCAGGTCGCCATTTTTGGTGATGATCTGATAATACCGTCCAAATGTGTAACGAAGCTCACTCATATTTGTACAATCCTCGGATTCACGATCAATACCCGGAAGACTTTTTCGACCGGGAACTTTCGAGAATCATGCGGAGCGTACTATTTTATGGGAGTCGATGTAAAACCTCTCTTTTTAAAGGAGAGGCTTTATTTTCTGAAAGACGTTTATCGTCTTGCGAATGGGATCCGAACTTTCTCACACATTCCAGATTATGGATGTGATAGTAGGTTTAGACCCCTGTGGCGTAACCTTGTGAACAACGTTCCAAAGAGACTTCGTTTCTTTGGTCCGAAGAACGCCGGTGACGCCTGTATTTCTGTAAGTCCTACAGAAACTCGCCTTGTACCACATCGTGATGGATGGGAAGGTTTTACCTTTCCAGCAATCCCAACGGTACCTGTTTCAGTAAGTAAGGAGAGTCTAGGCTTATTACTTGCCAGACTCTACCAACCATCGAGAGACCGAGCATTTAATAACTCTGTCCCGCTTCGTGCGAAAGTTCGCATTGTCTATAAAAAGGCAATGTTTACTTCTCTGTGGTACGACTATGGTCCGTGGATTCCGCGGACCAAAGACTGGTAGCGAATAGACCTACCTGGTTGAAG